AAAAGTTGGGTACAAATAGCAAACACCTAAATATCAATAGATTATATTCATTATTTTATCTCATTCTTTCTCTTTTTCCACAACTGCCAGCTATTAATAATATTCTGCTACAAAACGTAAGATAAGTCCCCCAGTCCAACGATGAAGGTTCAGAGTCATTGATACTATAGCTGTCTGTTTTTTGAAAGAAAGAACCGTAGTATATGTTTCCTATATTACTATCATCCATCTCTTCTACCGACTGTAAGGTTTCCCAATTTTCCTTTGATTTAAAATAGGCTGACAAAAACACTGTATCATCAATTGTTTGCGTATAGTATTTATCCGGGTCTGAATTCTGATTTTCCAAATCATCATCATCTATCAAGTCGGGGCACAAATCGCCTATTGCATTGGTATTCGCCACTACCGTAACCTTATTATATACACTATCTAAGGATATAGAGCCGTTACTGCTTGATACGCCAATATCCATAATATTTTTGCTGCTTATTGGCAATATAGTATTGCTGCTTGTCAGATTACGTATATTGAACAAAGTGCAGTCAGTATATCCATTATCAATATACTCGTAGTCAATGATATAGTAAGCATCTTTCCACTGTATTAGCGTCATGCCTAAATATTCCACCAGCGAAGTAAGTACGTCCTTGCAAGTCATAGGCTCGTTCATTTCATCGAAAAAATTACGTTCATGTATGTATAGGCTTTTCAATATGCAAGCCGTTGCAGAGCTTGTTAACTTGTTACAGTTCTGAACATATAATTTCTGAACGCATTTTTGTGGGTCTGCCTTTGCGAGCACATTGCATATAATTTCAGAAAAAGAACGGAAATCGGCTTTTTCGCCCATATATGAATACTTGATATTATCCAAACATGCTATACTGTCTATCGCTTCTATATCCAACGTATCAAGTGAAATATAATCGCTTGAATACATATTGGGAGTGACAAAACCAAACCATTCAAGGGTATTCGTTTCGCGATTCTTTAAAACGACCTCAACGCCTTGATTTTCCCCGGTATATAAGTCTAACAGCAATTCCCTTGTTATAATACTACATACTGCATTCGACATTTTCAGAGGTTTATAAAGTCTGTCTGATTCCCACTCCACTGTAAATGGAGTACCGGACAAACGTATTTCTTTTGCCGAACCCGTATTTTTCTTAGTGTATATTTCAACCCTATACGGAGTATTATATCTACTCTTGAATTCCGAATAATATGCTAAATTCATTTTACTTTCTTTTTTTGGCTGTTATAATTTGAAAGGACACCTACCAAGTCTTTCCCATGTATTCTGAATGAAACCGCACCATTATTAGACGGCACATTATTAGAACCTCCATTTAACAATCTGAACAAGTTACCTTGCTGCACTCCGTTAAGTATCATTTCCCCGGTGTTAACCCGTGCTATACTCATGTCTCCGAAGGTTGACCCACCTTCTATAATACCACCATCTGCAAACTTCGGCAAGCTGGCAAACAAAGAAATGATAGACATTGCCGCACCACCTGCGGCAAGCCATCCAACTAAAGGTATTTGCGCTGCTGAACTTGCCGCCTCACCTGCTGTTTTGGCAGCAAGTGCAGGGATTAGTGCACGTATTGCAGGGATTGCCATAGCGATACTTTGCAGCAACGATGCACCCCAATTGAGCCATGAAGCTGCACCGCCATCTGTTGCACCCGATATAAATTGCATGGCATCACTGATTCCGTACAAATTATCTTGGTATTTTTCTAACAGATTGACGTCCTTTTTATCTATCGGAGACTGAAACTTAGGCAGTTTTAAACCTTCCAAATTCATTCCTTTATTAGTAATCCCAGCTATTTCAGACATAAGGCTACTGCTGGATTGTGGAAACTTGTTTTTGCCGTGTTCCGATTTAAACATTTCCTCTTTCAGAGAAATTGTCAAGTTTATTTTTTTTGCTTCCAGTTCGTTGATAGCTTGCTGTACGGCTACACGCGCCTGCAAGGTTGTAGCGTTTATCAATTCCTTGTTCTTTGCGCTTATTTGCTCACTCAATGCCGCAATAGAACCCGATGGAGCTACATCGGGTTTCTTATTTCTCGCACTGTTATTTGTTGCAGGATTACCAGCATACACTTTATATCCTTCCAAACTTTGTACGGGTGCAAATCCTTTGACAGCCTTATTTGAATTATTGAATTCGTTGGCAGTCTCGTTATACTCTCTACTTACAGAACGCAGCGAAGTTGTTAATTTCTGATATTCGGATGCCATATTTGCAATGTTGGTAAGCTCCTCATCCTTATACTTGTTTAACATTGCATTGACTATAATAGCTTCTCTTTGGCTCTCTATATTATCCTTTATCTGTTGGTTAATAGCCTCTATCCTTTTGGGGTCAGTGGTATTGCTTAACTCTTTGCGTTTTGCCGTGTCATATCCTACATAGGCATTATATCCATTAGAATAGCGTTGTTTTAATTCGCTTCTCTTTTGTGGGTCTGTAACATCTATTTTTAATGCCATTCTGACATCATCCATTGTTACTTTCAGTTTGTTGCCACCTATTTCCTCCTCAACAGATGAAGTAATGGCTTTAACCAAATCGGCTTGTAAAGTCCTATTAATTTCACTTTGAGAGCCAAGTGCCGTTCGCCAATTTCCAAATGCTGCAATACGCTCATCAATGGGCGCAAACTTATTTTTAGCAGTATATTGCGCTTCGGCAATATTACTTTCATTCTCCGCGCTAAAATAGCTATGACTAATTCGCGTATTTCCCAATTGGTCTAATGCCGCAATACTTTCTTTTGCCTTGCTAATAATGCCATCAAGACCGCCAAGAAAGCCCGTAAAATCACCAGTAGCCAATGAATAGAAAAATTCATCAACGGTGGTTTTAGCACTGCCAATAGTAGCCGCCCACGCATCCCCGGTTACTTGGCTTGAATTGATGGTTTTGGTAAATACTTCGGATGCACCAGTAACAACACCGATAGCGCCAGCGAATTTAAGCATACCTACGCCTGCGGTTTTAGCCATCCCGATTACGCTACTTTGATAGTCATTAACCCCCTTCTTTGAACTACTTAGTTTTGCATCAAAGTTATTCGTGTCTAACAGTAACCGATTTATTATATCTGCCATGTAATCAATTTTTATACATTCGTTCTACCTGCTTTGCTTTTTCACGTAACCGTTTCATCTCATCATCTGTGACCGTTGCGGCTTCCTTATCTTCTTCGTCCCAAGGAAAGCGTAATATATCTGTTTGTTCAAGTTTTTTCGTGCTATTCGATTGAGCTATGATATATCCGATAATACGGGTCTGTTCCCATGCTTCACGATTACGGAGATTAAATCCAGTCAGAAACGTTTTCACTTCCCCGAACGTCATTTTGTCAAGAAAATACGATGGTGATATGCCGCCAATCCCTACTACGCGCTCATAAAGTTTATGTATGCTTATCGGCTTCTCTTTTTTTTTGTGGATTTATCCGTTTCTTTACTGGCAAACTGCGCTTGTTTTTCCAGTTCAGAAACAACAAACTTTTTATATTCAGAGAACAAAGACGGGTTCGCATCGCATACGTCTATGAAGTCGGCAAACGACATGGAGAACGTTTCGTTGTTAGCCAGCAATGTGCAGTAAAAAAGTAGGTATTCATCTATAAGCTTCCCAAAGGTAAACGGTGCGCCTTTTATCTCTTCATATACGAAGAAATTCCGAAGAATATTTCTAAGGGTATATTCTAAACCATTGATTGTTATCTTTTTCATGTTGAATACAAATAATAGGGGCAGTTCTCACCGCCCCCGATTAACAATACATTTTATCCTAACGGGTTTTCGCCTTGGTCGCCATCAGAACCACCGCCACCATCGCCACCGTCACCGCCTGCCGAGCTGTCACCATTCGTAAGCACGCCAGTGCCATCAAGAGAGACGGAAAAGGTTGCTTTATCACCGTCAGAGGCATTCAGTTCAAGCGAAGTTATTAACGCTTTACCTTGATATGGTTTTTGGGGCAACTCCCAGCCAGCCGATGGCAACGAATTTCCACGGTTATCGGGAATACCGAAAGCAACATCCACGGGTTGCGCTGCAACCATCATGGCAAACAGTTTGTCATAGCCGTTAATGTCTGCATCCGCACTGAAGCAGTTTTCGCTAGAACAATTCCAACCCAATTTTTTAATGTCCTTTTCATTCCATATGCCACTATCCTTACTCTGTGTGTCAATTGTTTCGGCTGACATGCCGATTTTGCAAGACGTTGCCAATGCAATAGCCTTGCCGCCAACAAACAACATCAAATCTTTACCTAATACTTGTTTTGCTTTTGCCATATAATTCAATTTTAAATGTTTGGTTCTGTTTCAAACGAAAAAGTGAGCCGTTGTATGAAAGTATCTTCCGTAAACGTTTCATCCGTTGAAATTAAATTCGCATCAATGACTGAAAATCGTTTATAATCACCAGTTTTCTTGTCTATCAAATCGCGTACATATTCCGCAATGATAATCGAACGGGAATAATTGGAGTCTGCTACGATTATTTCAACTTCTACGTTATCGCCAGTGCTGTATCTGTCTTTTGTCGTATTCGGAATCAACGAATTCCGTTTGTACAAAATGAAAGGAAATGTAGTAGCGCGTAGTGTAGATACTGGAAATATCTTATCTCTAACAAGCCTTTTTTGGCTTGCAGAAGATGATAACTTTTCATATATATGTGTACCTATAGATATACTCATTTCTTGTTTACAATCTTTTTTATAGCATCTACTATATTCTGCTCCAACATACTTTCAGCCTCCGTTTTCTTTGCCGTAACTGCATCGCCAAAGAAATTGTACGCTTTCATATTACCCCTATTTGCCCCTTTCTTGGTAGCTCGTTCCGTTGTTCCCAATTCTATAAACCGAAGAATATAAGAACGGGAATCTTTCTTTCGCTTATCCAGCAAATCAATACGAGCACCCGAAGCGTTACGATAGACCGCTATATTTATATCGTTCTTCAGTGGCTTATGGATTATGCCGCCTTTCGTAACCGACTTATTAGCGCTCGGAAAGAGTGAAACCAAATTACTCTGCGCTCCCTTTCGTATGACTAATATCGATTTTCGCAAAGCTGCCTTTATAGCTTTCTTTGCTTCCTTGTCATTCAGTTGCGTTAGTAGCCGATTAATCTTTTCTACGTCAACTATGACTTTATACCCAGCCTGCGTTACTTTGCTACTCATTGATTAACTCTGCTTGTATCACCGTACATTGTTGTTTCCTATCGCGATTTATGGAAATTATCTTATAACTTCTTTCCTCATGTATAAGTATCATTTTTTCATGTATATCTTTGCAGTATCTAATCTTGCAAGTTATCGCCAATGGGTTATACACTTCACCATTGACAAGTTTACGACTGCCGGATGCAAATCGAACCTCCGCACGTTTGGATAGCACATCTACCCACTCATCGGAAAATCCTCCCATTTCATCCCGTGCCGTTTCCGTTTCTTGGAAACGTATAATCTCATTAAGTAGTCCTGCCTGCATTATTGATACTTTTTAAATGGTCTGATAAGATATGCCAGTGTATAAGGAATAACGTTGGGCGTGGCAAATGAAACGGGTTCACGATTAGCGTAGAAGTTTCCTGCCAGTATCTTGATAGCATGTTTCAACATCGGATTCAATGCACCGTTTTCCTCATGTTCTGAAAGTGGCGCATTAATAGCTCTCTCTACCGACATTTGAGCAACGGTAACAATATCAGCCAGATATGTATCATCATCGCTAAAGTCAATATTGAGATGCTTCTTTATTTCTTCGAGTGTAATATATTCTTTCATAACACATTTTAAAAAGAGGTGGAGATATTGAAACATCCCCACCTCCCAACAACTAATATAGAAATGATGAAAACAAAATTGCTTTATGCAGCCTTTTTCTTTGCAATGGCAAAGGCTTCTGTACGTGCCGTAACCAAATCGTAATCAGTATTCAAAATGAAGTTGACTACGTTCGACTTGGCATCTGTGTACGGGTCTATAATCAAGTCCATTTCGCCAAATTGACCGATGGCTGAATAAGAGAACACACCGAACCCGATTGTATCAGCATCCATGTAGTTGGAAACAAGAACCGGATAACCGTTAATCATTCCATCCTTGCAAATCATTTCAGCCGAACCCTTTTCCTTTGGGGTTGTTTTCAATGCTCCGTAAACCTTCGGAGTACAAACATAAGCCGCTGTACCGTCTGTTACGTCTGCACCGTTATCCATTACGGTAGTTTCCAATGCTACGACATTGGCAAATGTAAGTGCGGTATCGTATTCTACATCTGCCTCCGTTTTAACGAAGCATCCATCGGTCGCACCTGCCAACTTTGTACCGGAAAGCAACCATTTGTTCAGCAAACGAGCAACCGCCTTTGAAAGCTGTGTTAACACGATATTCTGCAAATCGTAATTGGTTTGTTTGATGGCAGTTCGGGAAACCGGAATAGACACAGATACACGTTTGGGAGTTGCCTTTACCTTACCTATATTCAAATCACTGTCTCCGATTGTAGCTGTTTCGCCTGCGATGGATGCCTCGACCGCTTGCAATGTCGGAAAAATGAATTCGCCTGCCAGTCCGCTTTGCATCTTGATGCCCAATTTGTCAAGAATCAGCCCCTTTTCAAGCGGTTCAATGACTTCGCCAACTGTAACGGGCACGGTTGCATCTGCGGTAGTGATTGCGGAAACCTCGGCACGGGTTACTACTTTAATGCCATTCTCGGAAACGATGCCTTTGTAATCGGTCAAAGAGCGATGGTTTACTACATCATCAACCGCCTTTGCAAATAATACTGCACCGGACATTCCACCCAAATAGTTAGGCTCGTTATCCAATCCTCTACGCTCTTCTCTCATCTGCAAAAGTTCCTTTTCGTTCTTCAACGAATCAAACTCTTTTTGCTCCGTTTCATTCAAAATACGCTTTTCAGCCTCCGCTTTATCAAGCATTGAACGCATCTGTTCTTTAATCTCTGCAATTCTTACGTAGTTTTTTCTCATAACTAAATGAATTTTCTTAAATTATTAATTTGGTTTATATACTCAATGTCTTTTTGTTCAATGTCCGAAAGGCTTCTTACCGTTACGTCCGTGTCGAAATATGCCGGGTCTGCAACAATGGAAACATCAAACAACTTATCTATTTTGTGAACTGTACGGAATAAGATGCCATCTTTCCGCTCGTAGGTAACATTTTTCTTTTCATCCGTCCAAAAGGCGAATGAAGAACCGAATAAGTCGCCTCTGTTAATCATTTCTATTGCATCATTTCCGCATTGCGTGTTAGGCGCATCAAACTTGTATGCCAGTCCGTAATCATCAACGGATAGAGCCAACGAACCTGCACCCATATTTGACCGCGCCAATAGCCTTTGTTTGTTATGCTCCATCAAGGCTTTTATGTCACAGCTCCGTATTAGCTCATCTGTGATTGCACCTTTTTCTATAACTTCAATGAAGAACTGTTTTTTCTCCACATCATATAATATACGGGACTGTTTGCCGAACACAGAGCCGTAGCCTTGTATCGTTCGCCCGTCTATTTTCGGAGATGCCTCTTCCGTGTAGCTTCTTATTTCCATTATCTTTTTACTATATGATTTTTATTCATCCTTTGGTAGCTCCTTATTTTGTTCTCCGTGTATCTTTGCGGAATTGATAGGCGCAACATTGCAGCTAACCATTACCGTATCTCCACCGTCAACGGGTGCGATGCCTTGTTTCATCCGTAAATGATTCGTCGTAAATACACCAAGCTCATACATGGACTTATCATAGGCTGCACGTGTTGTTAAGTCGGTTTGGTACAATGCTTCCAAATCGAAGTTTATTTTATAGACACCGCTTAGTTTATCCGGTACTAACTTAGCGTTGAACTCCGCTTCTATCTGTGATAGTATAGGCTGTAAAGTGTCCGTCAAGAATGATACCTGCCCCATTTCGGAAGCTTTATAATTCGTGGACTGTCCGGCAAAAGCCTTATCGGGATTAACGCCATAAAAACGGCACACATCCAATACTGAAAATTTCTTTGTTTCAAGTAGCTGCGCATCAACCGGATTTATAGATAATTGTTGAAATTTCAAGTCCTCCGAGATGGCTATAATATCTTTACCGGAGTTCAACTGCGCTTCAACTCTATCGGCTACCGGAGATGTTTGCTCAAAATCAAGCGCATCAATACCGGACATACCGCCACTTGCGCCATAAAGCAGGGCTTTTACTTTTGTTCCGTTCTGAAACGTCTGCAAGTTTTGATTATCTGCACTTGCTGAAATGGAAAGTATGCGTGAGGCGTAATAAATTGTACTGACACCAGTATAACCGCCATCCAGACTTTTGTTTTTCAAATGAATTATATCATCCGCATCATACACACCGCTAATATGATTGATGCCGTCAGAAATCACATATCTGTTTGAAAACTTATCGTAGCAAACAGAGTTGTTTGCGCAAAGTATCAGTTCTGAAACCTCACCGAAAGAACGTCTTATAAGAATGTAGGCGTTCCCATTATTCACCATTTGAATGATGGCATTCTGCATAAAATCGAATGAGTTAAGGCGCTTGTTCGGTCTGCGAGTCAATACGCTATGCAGTTCGTTTTCACAATCAATAGAAAAATAACCGTTTTTCTTTCTCTTAACCTGCAACGGCAATGAGGCTATTGTGCCGGACAATATAGACACACAACGGTAAACTGCTGCAAGCTGCATTGCGCTGTTTGTACTCGTTACATCTATAGGCTGTGACGGTACAGACGGCAGACGGGCTTGTATTGCCTTTCCTGCTCCTGCACCAGTATCTACAGACCTCTTTTGTTGTTTTCTCCAAAATTTGATGTTCATGTTTTTATTGGGTTATGTTATTGTATAGATAGAATGTCATAAGGTTGGTTATTGCGCCATCTATCTTTAAATTATGTGTTTTCTTTATAGGCTTTTTGTTCTCGTTCCTATCCTCATCCAGTACCGCATTTCCGAAACAGTAATAAGTGATAGGGTTAGGAGAAAAGGACATTAGCCCACGCTTCACAGCTAATTCAAAGCTTTCTACGGGGCTTGTAAACGTGCCGTATGTCTGCTTGACTGGAGTCAGTATCTTTTTTGCACCGGAGGCAGAAAGCATATTAACGAACTCTGCGGAACGATACGGGTCATATCCGATACCTAATATTTTCACAGCCTTGTTTCTCGCCAATATGTCAGCTACAATTTGTTTATAGTCTATCACATTGCCTTTGCAAAGTTTCAGATGCCCATCTTTAGCCCATTTCTCATAAAGCTCACGGTTCGGATGATTAGGCAGTGCATCAGCAGGGAAATAGTAATCAGTATGCGAATGAAACGAACGGGATGCAGCCGAATAAAGCATGTATGTGACAGCCGAAAAGTCGTCACACACAGACAAGTCAACGGCAACCATACAAGGCGGACGGTTCGCCAGTTTATCAATGTTTATATCTTTTGTAAGCGCCTCAATATCGGATGCAGAAAGCCATATCTTTGCAGTATTCTGCACGAATAGGTTAAGCAGTTTCGTTCTGAACTCCAAAGCATCATCAGCACTTATCAAGGCTTTTTGGTACTCACTCACATAGAAATCTTCATAAACGGTTATGCCCATGTGAGGCTGCACCTTATGCCATGTGTGAGGGTCGCTTTCTTCATCGCCTGCATCCGGCTCAAATATATGGGCAAATACAGCATCGTTAACAAGTTCATCACGTAATATCGCCTTGTAGTTCTTTAGCATATCAATGAACGGGCATTCTTGTTTGTCGGATGCAGTAGTAATTACAATTGTTAAAGGGTTGAGCCGTGCGCCCATTGAAGACGTTAATACATTCTTCAGTGCTGCGCTATCGGCCTGCGAATATTCGTCCAGTATCACCGTGCTCGCATTTAAACCGTCCAATTTATCGGGATTGGATGCCAAGCAACGGGCAAAGGATGTTTTACCCTTTATTCTGTTATAGATAATCTCTCTGTTAATGGTAAACCTGCGTAGCTTCGGGTCTAATGCCTTTAAAATGTTGCGAATTTCATCGAAGCATACTTTCGCTTGGTTATACGAATTAGCTGCTACATAGGTCTGCGCATTAGCATCACCGAATAATAAATCATATATAGCCAAACTCGCTACACTCGTTGTTTTGCTGAATTTACGAGGGACGAACAACAGTGCTTCACGAATGACACGTTTCTTTGTTCCGGTATGATAAAAGCCTAATATGTTGGCGAACTGGAACACTTGTATAGGCGTTAGCTTGTACCTTGTCTTTCCTTTCGTACCACTGAACTTTAGACTTTCATAGAATACGATGAATTTGCGTACTTCGCTCATTATGAAATCGTATGTATCAAGAAACCGAAAGAAACGGGCTATCGAAAGAAGTTCATAAAGATTATGGTCATTGGGATTATTGATACAGCTACGCACATACGAACTTAGACGGCTATCTGCCTTTTCCAAGTTGTATGAAAGTACATCAATACTACGCAATCTTTTTGCAGTGGCATCTTTTAACCGTATCAGTTCATCTTTAGTTAACATCGCCTGCCTCGTTTACCTTATTGATTAAGTCGTTAACCTCATCATCTTCCGTTGCTGTAAGTGTCTGCAACGTCAAACCAAGTTCGCGCAACTGCTTACGGGTTGTTTCCAAAGCATCAAATAATACTTTGAATGCAGGATGTGCTACGAGTTTCGTATTTTCTTCGCGTGTCTTTTCTTTCACGAAAGATTTCATTCGGCTTTTAGATATGTCAGATAGAGCGATACGGAATGCCATGTATGAACCAGCGCAAAGCTCTATGCACAAATCCAAGTCGGGCGTATATGTACCCTGCGATGCCATCGCCTTGCTTATCTTATCTTTTATATCTTCTAAATCACCCATTTTATGCGCTTTTTACACATAACTTTTTATTGTTAGTATTTGGTAGCGCATTAGTTACGGATAAATGAAGCATCCCCCCAGCGCCCCCACCATCTGAAAAAACTTTGCGCGTGTAACTATTAGGGGGAGTGGGTTTAGACTATACAGACAAGAAATAAAAAAACGCCCCCCCTTGCAGCAATAGTATAACCATCCGCAATAGCAGTAAAATGGAAATTATTATTTGCTTTTTAAAATTGGAATTTGTTTCTTTGCAATAAAAGAATAAACCTTTATATTATGGAAACGGATACTATTTTAAATTACACATACAGTTTTCTGCAAGGAAGTTTATATTTCAATTGTGTTTGTCTTGGACTTGCGGTGATATCGATTATATTATGTATATACTTCTATATTAAAGCAAAAAAGGTTAAGCAGCCTACTTATGCTGTTAGAACAATAAGACTAATTGAGCCTAAAATTAAAAATATTGGGAATATCAATATCTCTTACTTAGAAATATTCTTAACCTTCTTTAAAATATACACTTAAATATTTTATAATCAATATGTTATAAGAAAGGTGATTTTAATGAAGAAACAAATAAGGAACAAAAATAGGAATTAAAGTGATTTCTCATTTTTCTATTTGCACTCTGTTTCTTTCTTTTCGTTTGTTTGCTTTCAGAGTGCATTCCGAGCAATTTTATCTGCT